GAAACGCTAACTTCTTGGAATGCTGGCTTGAATATGAGCGCATCTTCCGAGGTGAGTGGGCATCTGAGGACAAAACCCGAGACTCTGAGCGCAGCCGCATTGTCACTCCTGCCACACAACAAGCAGTTGAAACCCGCCATGCCGAAATCATGGAGGCAATCTTTGGTCAGGGCGAGTTTTTCGACATTCAAGACGATGTGCGTGATGTAAATGGCAGTCCCTTAGACGTTGCCGCCATCAAACTGCAATTGATGGAAGATTTCAAGGTCGATAAGATCAGAAAAGCCATCGACCAAATTGAGTTAATGGCAGAAATCTACGGCACTGGCATTGGCGAGATCGTGGTCAAGTCTGAAACCATCTTTGTGCCATCTACTCAGCCGATTCCTGGTCAAATTGGGCAAGCCGCCATTGGTGTGGTTGAAAAAGAGCGCATTGCGGTCAAGATTGTCCCTGTTAACCCCAAGAACTTCTTGTTTGACCCCAACGGCACATCAATTGATGACTGTATGGGCGTGGCAATTGAGAAATATGTCTCAATTCACAAGGTCGTGCAGGGTCAAGAGGCTGGCATTTACCGCAAAGTGAAGCTTGGTACTGACTCGGACGACACTGATCTTGAGCCAACCCAAGAGATCAGCCAATTTCAGGACGATAAAGTTAAGTTGTTGACCTATTACGGGCTTGTCCCCAAAGAGTTCTTTGAAGACGATGACTCTGAAATGGTTGACCTCTTCCCCGAAGAGTCTGTTCAAGATGAGTACAGCAACATGGTTGAGGCCATTGTGGTCATTGCCAACGATGGTGTGCTTCTCAAGGCTGAACTGAACCCCTACATGATGAAAGATAGGCCAGTTCTTTCTTATCAGGACGACACAGTACCAAACCGCTTGTTAGGCCGTGGCACTGTAGAAAAGGCTTACAACTCCCAAAAGGCCATCGATGCCCAAGTGAGATCGCATTTGGACAGCTTGGCACTGACTACTAGCCCCATGATTGCAATGGATGCGACTCGCCTCCCCCGTGGTGCGAAGTTTGAAGTGAAACCTGGCAAGGCAATCCTGACAAACGGCAACCCGAATGAGATTTTGTTCCCGTTCAAGTTTGGCAATACAGATGGCTCGAACCTGTCCACAGCCAAAGAGTTTGAACGTATGCTTTTGCAAGCCACTGCAACGCTTGACTCTCAGGGCATGGTCAGCAATGTTGCGAGAGATGCTGGCGGTATGTCAATGGCAGTGGCCTCGATCATTAAGAAGTACAAACGAACGCTTGTGAACTTTCAAGAAGACTTCATGATCCCGTTCATCAACAAGGCTGCTTTCCGCTATATGCAGTTTGATCCAGAGCGTTATCCGGTGGTTGATCTCAAGTTCATTCCGACTGCTGCGCTTGGCATCATTGCCCGTGAGCATGAGCAACAACAGTTCATCGCCCTCCTCCAGACCCTTGGCCCGAACACTCCTGTTCTGCCTGTGATTCTCAAAGGGATCATGGCTAACTCTTCTCTGTCTAACAGATACGAGTTGATTGCCATGCTTGACCAGATGGCAACTCCTGACCCACAGGCCCAGCAAGCAGCGCAAATGCAACAGCAACTGGCCTTGCAGATGGCACAGGCGCAAATTGCGGTGCAGTCCACTCAGGCCGAACAGAACAAGGCTGAGGCCCAGAAAACAATGATCGAGGCTCAGTTATTGCCACAAAAAACACAAGCTGAGATGACCTCTGCATTGACTAAGAACTTGCCAACCGAGACAGATGCCAATCAGATCGAGTTTGACAAGCGGGTCAAGGTGGCTGAATTGATGCTTAAAGAGGCCGATATTAAGAACAGAGCCAAGATTGTTGAAACTCAGATGATGCGGCAATGACACCTGAACTTGAAAAATATTATGAAGAACGCTTCTCAACGATGGCGACTGTTGGGTGGCGTGATCTGATGGAAGACGTTGAAAGAATGATTGAGCCTTTGAACAACATCTCAACGATTGCTGACGAGAAGTCTCTTCAGTACCGCAAGGGTGAATTGTCAATATTGACTTGGTTGCAAAACTTAAAGCAAGTCAGTGAAAGAGCCTACGAGGACTTGAATGAAAAGAATGTTTGATTTCGCCTGTGAAAACGGGCATAGAACTGAAAGACTTGTTCGTTATGAGCAAACAAGTCTGATGTGTGAGTGCGGTGCTACGGCAATGCGTACTCTGTCTGCGCCAGCTTTTCGACTCGAAGGGTGGTCTGGTTCTTTCCCATCAGCGCATGGGAAGTTCGAGAGAAACCATCTGCAACAGTTGGAATCTGAGCGCAAAACCAACTCATAAGCGTTTGTGCCGAGTTGAAATCCTATAACCGAAAGGCAGGAAAAAAATGTCACTGATTGATGAAGAGAAACAAGAAGCAAGTGAGATAGAAGCTGTTGAACAGCAACAAGCCGCTCCCAAATCAGAACTTCCCGAAAAGTATCGGGGTAAAAGTATTGAAGAGGTTGCCAAGATGCACTCAGAGGTTGAAAAACGTCTAAGCATCCAAGGCCAAGAGATAGGCGAAGTTCGCAAATTAGCAGATGAACTCATCAGGCAGAACCTTGAATCTAAGCAGCAATCGGTTAAGAAGATCGAGCCAGAGGTCGACTTCTTTGAAGACCCACAAGCTGCCATTCAAAAGGCAGTTGATAACCACCCCGATGTACAATCCTCAAAACTAGCTTTTGCGAATATGCAGAGAATGCAGATTAAGCAACAACTGGCTTCAACGCACCCTGATTACGAGGAACTTGCCAAAGACCCAAACTTTACGGATTGGGTCAAGTCAAGTCCAGTGCGTATCAGACTGATGGTTGCAGCAGATCAGGGTTATGACTTTGACTCGGCTAACGAGTTGCTGTCAACGTACAAGCAAATCAGAGGTGCTAGGGCAAAACAGGGCGAGGTTTTACAAGAAAACAATCGTCAGTTAAGCCTTAAAGCCGCTGGAGTTGATGTGGGTGGGAGTGGGGAATCATCGAAGAAAACTTACCGAGCGATTGATCTACAAAACTTGTTAAACACAAATCCTGACAGATATACAGCCATGCAAGATGAAATCTTGCGGGCCTATACCGAAGGTCGGGTTCTACGATAAATTTAGGAGAATATTATGGGATTAGGAACTAATAACGTAACAGTCACAACCGCAGCCACGTTCATACCAGAAATCTGGTCTGACGAAACAGTTGCGGCTTACAAGAAAAACTTGGTTCTTGCGAACCTTGTGATGAAGATGAACTTTAAGGGCAAGAAAGGTGACGTAATTCACATTCCAGCCCCTACCCGTGGTTCAGCTACAGCCAAGGCTGCAAGTACGCAAGTCACGCTGATTGCGGCAGTTGAGTCCGAGGTGCAAGTTGCAATTGACCAGCACTTTGAGTATTCACGTTTGATTGAGGACATTGTTGAAGCACAGGCTTTGTCTAGCTTGCGTCAGTTCTACACTGCTGATGCGGGTTACGCCCTTGCCAAGCAAGTTGACACTAGCTTGATCGAATTGGGTCGCTCAACCAATGGCGGTGCAGGTACAAACGCTTACGCAACTGGTGCGTTTATTGGTGGTGATGGTACGATTGCTTATGTTGCCGCAAGCAACAATGAGTCAGCTTTGACCGATGCCGCCATTCGCAGAACCATTCAGCGCATGGACGATACCGACACACCTATGGATGGACGATTCTTTGTCATCCCGCCCTCCAGCCGTAACACGTTGATGGGTCTGTCACGCTACACCGAGCAAGCTTTTGTGGGCGGTACTAATAACACCATCCGCACTGGTGAGATCGGTAACTTGTACGGCATCCCCGTGTTTGTCTCAACCAATTGCGACACGGGGTCTGGGACAAACAACCCTCGTGTTTGCTTGATGGGCCACAAGGACTCAATGGTTCTAGTGGAACAGCTTGCGATTCGCTCACAAGTTCAGTACAAGCAAGAGTACCTAGCGACTCTCTACACATCTGACACGCTTTATGGTGTTCAGATTTTGCGAGCAGCAGCGTCCAGTGGTGCGGCTAAGTCTGCATCGATGTTCGCTCTCTTAGTTCCTGCTTAATAGCAGTTGCCATTTCCCCTTACCTACGGGTGGGGGGGTTTTTTTAAATTAAGGAGAAAATTATGGCAGCAGCAACAGCAGTTGTTTCTCGCAGAGGTAATGATCAGTTTCGGGGTATTTTCTCCGATACATGGTCAGTTACAGCAACTCTCAACGCATCATCACTAGCTGATGGCGTGGGTGAGACAAATACCATTGCAGTGCCTGGCGTAAAGCTGGGCGACATTGTGATGAACATCAGTATGGGCGTGGATGTTTCTGGCATCTCCATCACACCTTATGTTTCAGCAGCAGATACTGTCTCAATTCGTTTCCAGAACGAATCAGGCGGCACTTTGGACTTGGCAAGCACAACAGTCAAGGCGGTTGTCGTTCGCTTGGTGTAATAAAAGGGGGCTAATAACCCCCTTTTTTAAGGAATCTTATGGCTACATATCGTTGTCTTCAGTCAGGTAATTCTGTGACTTTTACCCTGCCCCATGACATTGAGAGCATGAAAGGTCATCAGGGTTATGTCCGAATTGATGAAGTTGAGACTGAAGAGTCTGTCAAGCCTTTGATCTTGAAACAGCCAGTGCCTGTCAAGAAGATGGGCCGTCCAAGAAAGTTAGCAAATGTCTGAAATTGACCCAAGAGAATTTGGCAAGTTAGAGGCTCAAGTGGCCTCCTTGCAAGCAGAAGTTTCTGCCATGCGTGACGACATTAAAGCCCTCCTAGAGATGGCTAATAAGTCCAAGGCGGGATGTTTGTGGGAATGGCTATTGCCAGTGTTATTGGCGGTTTCATTTCTTTTATTGCAACCAAGTTAGTTCGATAAGGAAAAAATCATGATGTACGGAAAATCTAAAGCGTCTGGCTCAAAGATGCCTAAAAAAGATAAAACTATGCCTTTGGCAATAATGATTGCTGTGGGTAAGCCTAAAGGCAGAGCTATGCCCGAGCGTGGTGGTCGCACAGCTACCAACATGATGAAGAAATCTGGGAGAGGAAAATGAGTTCTTTATCAAGCGCAAAAACACTTTTGAGTGGCGTTGTTGCAACTGGTGCATCTCAACCCGTCCAATCAGATGGCGGTCAACCCGCATTTCTGCAAGTTGTAGGCATCACAACAGCTACTGTTGCACTCCAAGGCAGTCTTGACGGGACAACCTATGCAACCATTGGCACAGCATTGACAGCTGACGGCATCATTACTATTGCAAATGCTCCAAATTATTTAAGAGCCAATTGCACCGCGTACACCAGTGGAACGATCACAGCCAAGATTTTGTACTGATATGAAAACAAAGTCTAAGGTCAATCAAGCAAAGGTTTACACCAAGCCTACCATGCGTAAAGCCTTGTTTGAAAAGATCAAGGCGGGTACGTCTGGCGGTGATCCAAACGAATGGTCTGCCAGAAAAGCACAACTTCTTGCGAAAGAATACAAAGCCAAAGGCGGGGGATATAAAACATGAGCAAAGACAAACCACATTACACGCCTGATGGCAAGCTGTACAAAGGCGAAACTCACAAGGTTGGCACTAAGCTGATGACGGGTGCAAAACACACGCCAGCAAGCAAGCCTTTGAGTCATACCCCTGCAAAGCAAAAGAAATGAAAAACCCGCAGCAGTCCCTGAAAGATTGGTCTAAGCAGAATTGGCGAACCAAGTCTGGCAAGCCCTCCTCTCAAACTGGCGAAAGGTATTTGCCGGAAGAGGCAATCAAGTCTTTGTCTGCAAAAGAGTATGCGGCAACCACTCTGGCCAAGCGTGAAGGCACAAAGGCTGGCAAGCAGTTTGTTGCCCAGCCTAAAGCAATTGCAAAGAAAACAGCGAGGTTCAGATGAAGACTCCAACTTGGCAAACAAAAGCTGGACAAAACCCAAAAGGGGGGTTGAATGCCAAGGGAAGAGCGTCTTATAATAGTGAAACAGGCGGCAATTTAAAGCCGCCAGTGAAGTCAGGCGATAACCCTCGAAGGGCCTCCTTTCTCGCACGAATGGGCAATATGCCTGGGGCTGAGATGAAAGATGGAAAGCCGACAAGACTTCTACTTTCTCTTAATGCTTGGGGTGCATCGTCCAAGGAAGACGCTAGGCAAAAGGCCGCAGCTATCTCAAAGAGGAATAAGAAGTGAGACCAGTATCAGTCAGTTCAAATCCAACAGCTAACACGCTGACAACCTTGTACACAGTTCCCAAAGGGTACTACGCAAGGGTGGGTTTGATTCACGCTAACAACGCTACTGGCTCAAACAAGCACGTTACTTTTGATTGGGTTGACACTAGCGCAAGCGTTACTGTGAGCGTAATTTACCAATTCACAATTACTTCCAAAACCTCATTGTCATTTGGCTTGCCTTACTACTTTGTCATGGAAGAAGACGATGTTTTGAAGGTAACAACTGAGGCAGCGTCAACGATGGGAATTGTTGCAACATTTGAACTTGAAGGGTCACAAAGAGCATGACATACCTTGAATTAGTCAATGACGTTCTCATTCGATTGCGTGAGTCATCAGTTACAACTGTTGGCGAAACAACCTACTCCTCTCTGATTGGCAAGTTTGTCAATGATGCCAAGCGTCAGATTGAGGATTCTTTCAATTGGAATGTTCTCAGCACAACAGTCACGATCACAACTGTTGCGAACACATCTTCTTATTCGATGACGGGTGCTGGTCAAAAGTTCCAAGTCAATGATGCAATCAATACAACATCAGATGTGGGTCTGCAAAACATTTCTTTTGTGCGTATGAACCGCAATTTGAACTTTGCAACTCCTGCCACTGGTGTACCCGCTGAATTTGCTTTTAATGGTGTGGATGGCTCTGGAGACACCAAAGTGGACTTGTATGCCATTCCTGATGGTGTTTACACAATCTTGTTTGATTTGGCTGTGCCGCAAGCAGCTCTGTCAGCAGATGGAACATCTGTGAAAGTCTTGGATTATCTGGTTGCCCAAAGTGCCTATGCCAGAGCATTGATTGAGCGTGGCGAGGATGGAGGCACTGCCTCTTCTGAAGCCTATGCCCTCTTTCGGGGAATGCTCTCGGATGCCATTGCACTCGAAAGCACTCGCTATGTTGAAAACAACTTTGTGCCTGTCTAATGTCTAAACAACTTCAAAGTTACAGTCTCTCAGCACCAGGCTTCTACGGCCTGAACACTGAAGACTCGCCCCTTGATTTAGGGGTGGGCTTTGCTTTGGTTGCGACTAACTGCATTCTTGACCAGTATGGTCGTATTGGTGCTAGAAAAGGCTGGGATAGAGTAAATTCTTCATCAGGTACTCTTGGTGCTAATGATGTGGGTGTAATACATGAGTTGGTGCAAAACGATGGCAGCTTGACTGTTTTGTTTGCGGGAAATAACAAGCTATTTAAACTTGGTGCTTCTAATGTAGTGACTGAATTGACGTATGGGGGGGGTGGTACAGCCCCAACCATTACTGCAAGCAATTGGCAATGTGCATCTTTAAACGGCATTGCTTATTTCTTTCAAACTGGTCACGATCCTTTGATCTATGACCCAGCTGTAAGCATCACTACATTTAGAAGAGTCTCTGAGAAAACTGGCTATGTAGGAACAGTTCCATCTGCCAACATTGCCATCTCAGCGTTTGGTCGTCTGTGGGTAGCTAATACATCTTCCGACAAAGTAACAGTTACCTTCTCTGATCTGATTGCGGGTCATGTATGGGGTGGCGGTACTTCAGGCTCATTGGATGTTTCTCGTGTTTGGAGTAATGGTGCTGATGAAGTGATGGGTTTGGCAGCGCACAATGATTTCTTGTTCATCTTTGGCAAGAGACAGATTCTTGTCTACTCTGGTGCTTCTACGCCCTCCTCTATCGTTTTGAGCGACACAGTAGGCTCTATTGGATGTTTGGCTAGAGATACCATTCAAAGCGTTGGCTCAGATGTGATTTTCTTGTCAGACTCAGGTGTTCGCTCTTTGATGAGAACAATTCAAGAGAAGTCTGCACCTCTGAGAGACTTGTCTAAGAACATTCGTTTTGACCTAAATTCGTCTTTGGTAAGCGAAACAATGGCTAATTTGAAGTCTGTTTACTCAGAAAAAGAAGCGTTTTATCTGCTTGTTTTGCCAACTACCGCACAAGTTTATTGTTTCGATACCAAACAAAGTTTGCAGGATGGTGCGTCTAGGGTTACGAAATGGGACTCTATTGCACCAACATCATTGCGGTCACTCAGAAATGGTGATTTGTACATTGGTAAGAATGGCTACATTGGAAAATATAGTGGCTATTTAGATGACACATCTACTTACCAATTTGCCTATTACACCAACAATGCAGACCTTGGCAACCCAAACCAAATATCTGTTTTAAAGACAATCTCGGCAATTGTGATTGGTGGCTCAAACCAGTTTCTCACAATCAAGTGGGGCTTTGATTATTCAGGTGCATATCAAGCACAAAACATCTATATCCCCACTCAAACAAGCTATGAATATGGGACTGCTGAATATGGCATTGCTGAGTACACATCTGGCGTACCGATCAAGACATTAAGAGCCAACGCTTCTGGTGCGGGAAAGATTGTTCAAACAGGGTATGAGACAACCATCAATGATGTTGCGCTGTCTCTTCAAAAGATTGAAATTCAAGCCAAAGATGGCAAATTAGGCTAAGAGGTAAACCATGAGTAATTACACAAAAACAGTAAATTTTGCAACCAAAGACAATCTTAACTCTGGCAATCCCTTAAAGATTGTCAAAGGCACTGAGATTGATACTGAGTACAACAACATTGCTACTGCTGTTGCGACTAAGACAGATAATGCTTCTGCCGCAATTACGGGCGGTGCAATTGATGGTGCGGCTATTGGCGGTACAACCCCAGCAGCGGGTGCGTTCACAACTCTAGCGGCCTCTGGCACAACAACTCTTGCGGGTGCGTTGGTTGGTGCGGCAACTCAAGCGGCATTTAACACTACAACCACTACCTTAAATCTTGGTGGTGCGGCTACTGCTGTGAACATTGGCGCAGCAACAGGAACTGCCACAGTAGCAAACACAACTCTGGCGGCTAAAGCAATCACTGCAAGCACAACTCTGGCGGTAACAGGCACTTCAACTTTGACAGGTGCTGTTACAGCTACAGCGGGTGTTACTGGCCCGATCACATCTTCTAGCGTGGCAATCACGGGTGGAACAATCACAGGTATTACAGACTTGGCTGTAGCTGATGGCGGTACTGGTGCTTCTACAGCGGCTAATGCAAGAACTAATCTTAGCGCAGCCGCTAGTGGTGCTAACTCTGACATTACGTCAATCACTGGTCTTACAACTGCTTTAACAGTTTTACAAGGTGGAACTGGTGTTACAACCTCCACAGGTACGGGCAATGTAGTTCTGTCAACAAGCCCAACTTTAGTTACGCCTTTGTTAGGAACACCAACATCAGGTGTGGCAACTAACCTCACAGGTCTGCCAATATCAACTGGCGTAAGTGGTTTGGGTACTGGCGTTGCAACTCTTTTGGCAACCCCCTCTAGTGCAAATTTAGCCTCTGCAATTACGGATGAAACAGGTTCTGGCTCATTGGTATTTGCTACATCTCCCACCCTAGTAACTCCCGCCCTTGGTACTCCCTCTAGCGGTACTTTAACCAATGCTACGGGTCTGCCTATCAGTACAGGTGTATCAGGATTAGGGTCAGGCGTAGCTACTTTCTTGGCTACTCCATCAAGTGCCAATCTAATCTCTGCTGTAACAGATGAAACTGGCACAGGGTCTTTGGTCTTTGCTACAAGCCCAACTCTTGTAACACCAATTTTAGGAACACCCACAAGCGGTACTTTAACTAATGCTACTGGCTTGCCAATTAGCACAGGTGTTGCGGGTCTTGGAACAGGCGTGGCAACCTTTCTAGCGACTCCATCTAGCGCAAACTTGCTTTCTGCTTTGACTGACGAGACAGGAACAGGCTCTGCTGTATTTGCTACTTCTCCGACATTGGTAACACCTTTATTGGGTACACCTACATCTGGTGTAGCAACAAACTTAACGGGTCTGCCATTAACTACTGGTGTAACAGGAACTCTGCCAATTGCTAACGGAGGAACTGGACTAACAACAACTCCTGCTAATGGTGCTTTGGATATTGGTAATGGAACAGGCTTTACTCGCACAACATTAACTGCGGGTTCAAACGTCACAATTACCAACGCAAGTGGTGCAATTACGATTGCGGCATCTAGCGGTGGATCACCAGGCGGCTCTACCACACAAGTTCAATACAACAATGCAGGTGCATTTGGTGGCATTACAGGTGCTACAACTAACGGCACAGCATTGACTTTAACAGGCGCAATTCTTAACGGAACTATTGGCGCTACAACCCCCGCTACTGGAGCGTTTACTACCGTTGGTGCATCAGGAAAAATAACAACTACTGTTGGAACAGGTGAAGTCTTTTTAGCATCTGGTGGCGGTACAAACGCATTATTTCAAACGCTTGCAAATAATGGTGGAAACTTTCGGTGGGGTGCTGAAGGTTCAGCGGGTGCTGCAATATTTCCTGGAACGATTGCTTTTTCTGCCGTGTTTGGTTCTGACTACACAACCACACACATCGTAGCTGGTAATGCGGTAGCAGGAACATATAACAACACTGGACAAAAGTTAGCGGGTTCATTAAGTCTTGGTGGTGTGGCACTTCAAAACGGCACAGGCATCACATTCCCCGCAACTCAATCCGCATCTACAGACGCTAATACGTTAGATGACTATGAAGAAGGTACTTGGACTCCTAGTTTGGGTGGAAATACTACATACAGTAACCGAAGTGGAACGTATACCAAAGTAGGAAATTGTGTAACAGTAGTTGGGTTAATTGAAGTAGCAACACTTGGAACAGGGTCAACAAATAATGTGTCTGGCGTGCCTTTTACTGCATCTGGGTCTAATAGTTATTCTGCGGCTGTTGGGTACTGGAATAACACGGCTACTTCATTTGCATGGATAGGTGCTCACATATTTTCTACAGCACCTAGCACTATCCGATTTGTTACGACAACAGCGGCTAGTGCAACGACTTCTGTGACTGCAACTGTTTGGCAAAATAGTGCCCAGATAATTTTCACTATTTCCTACTTAACCTAATCAAAAGGAAAACATCATGTCTTTAACTAAAACAACTGTAGTGGATCAGGTCACAGTCACCGAGAATGGCATCGTTCTTTATCGTGAAGCTACACGCATCATGGAAGATGGCAAACAACTAAGCCAAACCTACCATCGTTCAAGCCTCACACCCGCACAAGACTTGACAGGCGTTCCCGCTAATGTTGTTGCAATCTGCAATGCGGCTTGGACTGCTGAAGTTATTGCGGCTTATCAAGCGGCACAGGCTGCGGCTGAAGCGGCTCGGAACGCATAAAGGAAAATATCATGGCCATAACAAGTCGTCAAATTATAGATTTCTTGCTTGCTAATCCAGGCATGAGTGATGCCGACATTGCTACGGCTATGCAGACATACAATGTCACTCCTGCTCAAATGGCTGAAGCTGTTGGCTTACCCGTAAAAGAAGTTGCTACTCGTTATGTCACAGAGCAAATTCTTGGTCAAGGCACTACAGATAAGTGGTCAGGTGAGGGTAAAGGTTCAGCACAAGCTAACGCTACTGACATGGCTAAGATGCTAGTAAGTGCTGATATTACAGACATTAACCAGTTTGGTAAAGTTGCTCTTTACGAGCCAGTACAAGAGATTGGTAAAACATTCAATGGTCAAAATGTTAGTTTGGGATATGACGCAAAAACAGGCACACAAACCTACGGCACATACACAGGTGCTGTGCAGATTGACGGAGAAGGCAATTCATACAACGCATTTGTACCAGTCCCCCAAAATGCAAAACTTGAAACTGCATACGGCATTGTTAGGGATGGTGGTGAATCTGGTGGCTACCTTGAACCAGTTGACACATCAAAACTTAAAACAGTAAATGGTAAGCTATCAGCAGACACAGGGGGGACAACATTTGGCAATATCCTTACAGGTAAAAACATTGCAAATAACTACGAAACAGGAAGTAACGCTTTCGGTGGAACATATGATGGCAAAGGAAACACTGGCTACCGAGTAGAGTTTGATGCTACTGGTAAACCTCTTTTCTATACTACTGGAGCTTCTAGTTCTGATGTGCCTAAGTGGGTGAAGCCTGCATTAGTTCTTGCTGGTGCATACTTTGGTTTAGATGCCGCAGGGTTATTAGGTGGTGCGGCATCAGGTGCGGGTGCAACAGGGTTGACACTAGCTGAGTTGGGCGGTACTGCGGGTGCTACTGCTTTGACAACGGGAGAGGCAGCCGCCTTATATGGAACAGCGGGTGCAACAGCGGGAACAGTTGCGGGTACTGTTGGCACTACTGGCTTGACATTAGGTGAACTTGCCCAGCTTGATATAGCCTTGGGTGGTGCGGGTGGTACTCTTGGTGCTGAAACATTGGCTGCGGCTTTGACTACTGGTGCGGCTGTACCAACATTAACTAATTTAACTGGTGGTAGTGGAACAGGAACTATTGGTACTACAGGATTGACTTTATCTGAGTTGACACAACTTGATATGTCTCTTGGTGGCCCTGGTGGAACTTTAGGTGCATTGACACTCGGTGAACAGCTTAGTGGTTTAGCGGCAGGTACTTTAACTGCTGGATTACTTACAAGCGGTGGAGCACCTATTACGCCATACACACCAGTTACGCCAACAACACCAGTTGTTCCATCTACAGTACCACCTGTAGTACCTCCAACAACAGTACCTCCTGTTATTCCTCCTGTAATACCACCAGTAATACCTGCTGTTGGATCGACTTTAGGCTCTACACTTGCAAATGCAGCTATTGGCGGTCTTACAGCGGCTCAACTTGGTGCTTTGTTATCAGGTGGTTTAACTACTGCTGGCGGTCTTCTGCAACAACAAACATCTCGTGAAGCGGCTATTGCAGCGCAAGCCATGATTGACAGAGAAACTGCTGCGGCTAAAAAAGCGGCTCAGTTTAGACCCATTGGAATGACAACTAGATTTGGTGCTTCTCAGTTTGGTTTTGATCCAGTAACAGGTCAAATGACTAGCGCAGGGTACACATTAAGCCCTGAAGCCAAAGCACAGCAAGATAGATTTGTTGCTTTGTCTAATGCAGGTTTAACGCAAGCAGAAGGCGCACAGGCTCAATTTGCTCCTTTGCAAACTGGTGCTCAAAGGTTGTTTGGTCTTGGTAATCAATACTTGGCTGAAACTCCACAAGATGTTGCACAGAACTATCTCAATCAACAGATGGCTTTGTTGCAACCAGGCCGTGAGTTAGAGTTTGCTAATCTGCAAACCAAATTAAGAAATCAAGGTCG